ATAAATAGATATAACATATAGTATGAATGATTCGTGTAAAAAACGTATCGCCAAAGAAATAGAATTGATTGAAAGTAAACTTCCGACCTATCAAATTGGTAGATTACATATAAATGACGAGAAAAAACAAACACATTTTGAAATTATTACACCGAATTATAATACATTGACGTTTATATTGCCGAACGATTATCCATTTAAACCGCCGATTGAAGTTAAATGGAAAGGGCAAAATTATCGGTATATATTGAAAAATATGCCAAAAAGAATTGAATATTTGTATTATCATCAAAACGATATGTATGTAGATGAAAAATACAAATACACGTTTTATAAAAAACCGGAATGTTTATGTTGCAATAGTTTATTATGTGCGGATAACTGGAGCCCAGTCATGACATTGCATCGTATATTGGATGAAATTATACATCATAATGAATTGAAACGGTATATTATGTATAAATTGAAACTTAAAGAGTTTTTTGAATACTATCATTTGCCATTAGAGTTATTTCGTACAATATATAAATATTTGTAAATATTTGTAACATATTTACAAATAATTATTTTATCTTTGTTTCTGTTTGAACTTTATTTGTATAGTTATGGTTATTTTTATATTGTGTATTCATTTTAGTTATAGCATAATGACCACATGGACCACAATGGTCTTCATTAGATAAATCTATTTTATTATTCATTTTTATATTACAGTAATCTATATTCCATCTACCCATTGGTTTTGGAGGTTCTTTTGATATTATTTTTGTAAAAAATTTTATTATTTTGTTCATGTTATATACTTAATATCTCATTATATTTAACTCTTTTTACCACCATTATGAAGTTTATACCTGTATAAAACAACTAGTTTGACTTCGCCATACAATACAAATATTTACAATAATCCATCATGCAAATAAATATAAATACATTTTTCTATTTATTATAGTAATAAAGAGAACCTAGAATATATGCCTCCAAAAACACAAGAACAGAAAAAAGAAGAATTAATACACAATCAATATTTTGAATATACCGAAAAATACCAGAAATTATATGGACAAAATACGATTGTTCTCATGCAAGTCGGTTCTTTTTTTGAAGTATATGGCGATAAACATGCTTCTACTGGTAAAATTAGTAGAAGTCGTATTGAACTGTTTAAAAGTGCATGTAATCTCATGATTGCCGAAAAATCGGTACAAACGCAGACGGGGGTTCTCGTAATGGCCGGATTTCGCGATTACGTCTTGGACAAATATTTGGAAAAAATGACCACGAACGGAATTACCGCCGTTGTCTATGTGCAGAAAAAAGACCCCAGTAATGGCGGCAAATTTATTCGCGAGTTCTCTGGGGTCTACAGTCCAGGCACTTATTTATCATATGAAACTGTAGATACCGGCGATTCGCTTAACAATACTAGCCGCGCCCTTTCCAATAATCTAATGTGTATTTGGTTGGAAACCGTGAAAATGGGCCCAAATAAATCGCCGCATTTAATTTGCGGAATGGCCAACACGCATATTTTTACTGGAGAAACGTCCATATTTGAATATGAAACCCCGCTCATTATGAACACCACTACCTTTGACGAGTTGGAACGATATTTGTCCGTTTATATGCCGAGCGAAGTCATTTTAATTTCGTCACTTAGTCCGCAGTATACGCAGAAAATTGTAGATGAATTTGTAGGCATAAAACCGCAGGTTCTCCACACCATTTATACAAATGAACCTACAGAAAATAATCGTATTGTTCTTGAAAATTGCGCGAATCAAGTCTATGTTCAACATATTTTATCCTCTCTTTTTGGAACAGAGGCGTTTCAAATGTGCCAAGAGTTTAATACGTATACCATTGCCACACAATCCTTTTGTTATCTGGTGCATTTCTTACAACAACATTCGCCGGATATGGTGCGTAAATTGGCCATTCCACAATTCAAAAACACGTCTACGCGTATGATTCTCGCCAATCATACATTGAAACAACTCAATATATTGGAAGATTATTCTGACGACGGCAAGAAAATGGGCAGACTCTCGTCCATATATACTTGGCTCAATCGCTGCTGTAGTCCTATGGGCAAACGCGCATATCATGCGCAAATTACTGCGCCAACGTTTGACCAAGAATGGCTGAACGAAGAATACACAATGACTGCACAACATCTGGAGACAGTGTCAACAGAATCTATGCAAGAGGTTCGGCAGAGTTTGCGTAAGATATGCGATATGGAGAAAGTGTTGCGACAACTTATTTTACGCAAAGTGTATCCACAAACTATGTTCTCTTTTTATCAAAGTTTATTGGAGGTAGGTCAACTTATCGGAAAATATGACGATTCTCGTTGGCACGAATATTTATTTGAATCAAATATTATAAAAATAAAAGAGAACCTACAGAAATGTGTGCAATTTATAGATAATACTCTGGATATAGAAAAATGTGCCGATATAACGAGCATGGGGTCGTTTGAAACCAATATTATTCGTGTAGGCATCTCTGCCAAGTTGGACGCGGTTTTCGCAGAATACGGCGAATCTTTGGCGACTTTCCACAAAGTCCAGGTATTTTTCAATAATATGCTGGGAGAAACCGATTTTATAAAAGAGAAAGAAACCGATAAAATGGGGTTGTCTCTTGTGATTACGAGAAAACGCGGCCAACAATTATTGGCGGCATTTGATAAATTAAAAACGAAAACATTGGAAATCGCGCCCAATTTTGTAATATCAGTGAAAGATATTCGGCTCGTTAAATCCACCGCCGCCAATGACGAAATAGAATTCCCGCAATTATCGCGATTAATGGACAATATACGCAAATGCAAAGACAGAATGGGCGAAGAAATTGCCGCTGCATATATGGATTTTCTGCAATCGTTTGAACATGAATGGTACAATTCAACTACGGATTTAGTGAAATTTATTGCAAAATTGGACGTATTACAATGTAAATCGTACATGGCTAAGAAATATAATTACTGTAGGCCGATGATAGATGATTCCGCGGAACATTCGTTTTTTGATGTTGTTGGTATGCGGCATGTTCTCATTGAACATATTCAAACGAATGAAATCTATGTCACGAATGACCTGAAAATGTCGTTTCAATTAGAAGATGAAAAAAGCGAAAAAAGCGGAAAAAAAGGAGCGAAAGAACCAACAGGAATATTATTATACGGAACCAATGCTGTTGGCAAAACGAGTTTTATTCGCGCAATTGGTATTGCAATTATTATGGCGCAAGCGGGGTTTTATGTACCTTGTACCCAATTCCGATATAAACCATATACGGCTATTTATACGCGTATTTTAGGGAACGATAATTTGTTTAAGAATTTATCAACGTTTGCAGTAGAAATGAGTGAGCTACGTGTAATTTTAAATATGGCAGATGAGAACAGTTTGATTTTGGGCGACGAATTGTGTTCAGGTACAGAAACAGAATCTGCCTTGAGTATATTTTCGGCGGGTCTAGTTACCTTACATAAACGTAAATCTACATTCTTGTTTGCAACACATTTCCACGAAATTGCGAAATGGAAAGAAATAAAATCGTTAGAATGCCTACAGATGAAACATATGTCTGTGCATTATGATAGGGAAAAAGATTGTTTGGTATATGACCGCAAATTGAAAGATGGCGCTGGAAATCGGATGTATGGTTTGGAAGTATGTAAATCGCTTTATTTGGATGCCGATTTTTTGGAAATGGCTTATGATTTTAGAAATCGGTATTTTGACGGGCAAAGCGAATTGGCTGGTGCGATATTATCTGCATATAATGTGAAAAAAGTGCGCGGGATGTGCGAAATATGTAAAGTAGAGATGGGGGAAGAAACGCATCATTTGTCGCCGCAAAAAGATGCAGATGAAAACGGATTTATTGGAACGTTTCATAAAAATCATCCAGCAAATTTGGCGAGTGTCTGCGAGAAGTGTCATGATACATTACACTCTACTACAAAAGAACTGGATACAAAAGAACTGGATACAAAAGAAGTGACTACAAACGAAGTGACTACAAACGAAGTGACTACAACAAAAACTGTGAATCGGAAAAAAACGACGAAAGGATATACAATAGATGTCTAATGACAATAGATGTCTTATGAAAAGATATTACATTATCATTTCATAATGAGTCTTTTATCTTATATCAAAAAATCAACAACGACGGGATAATGGTCGGATTCATATGTATTGCAATTTATCGTATAATTATGATATACAAACGCATTTGTAATGCTTTCGTATAAATACTCTGTTACCAACATATGGTCTATCATGGAAAATTCAGACAGAGTGGATTGACAATTTCCATTTTTATCCCACCAATCGCTATATCGCATGTTTTTATCCATCCATTCTCCCACTGAAAAAAGTACATATTTATTTTTGTATTTTCCTGCATATCCTTTCAATATATCTAATGTACTAGAAATAGGCATATTTCCATTCATGTCGCTAATTTCGGCATCATAATCATTCAAATCTCCTGCTAAAATAAGTTGATAACCTTTAGATAAAAAATCAATCATGACATTTTGAATGATTTGAGCTTGTGCTTCACGTTGTGAGCAACGTTGAACATCTGTAGGATATGCCAACAGATGTGTTCCTATGATTGCGATATGTATTTGATTGATATTCATTTCTGTAATATAATGTTTACTGAGTCCAGTGGTTGAGGGTGTTCCTGTATAATTACATGTGGATTCGGGTATTGGATAAGAGACACGTTCTTCGGTACGATAAAGGGACAGTAGAGGGTCTATTTTTGTGAGCATACCGACATTTTGACCAGTACTTGTATCCGTACCTTGAATTAAATAGGGCCGATATTCTTCGCTGAGACTCGGCGAAAATGATTGAATGAGAGAATTTAATTCATCGCATCCTTCTACTTCACATAAATTGACAATATCAGGATTTAATTCTTGTAAAACATTGGCGACATGTGATAGATGTGTCTTTGCTTCAGTTTCATTTTCCCATGGACACCCTGTACCTGGACATTGCGCAGAGGTGTATTCGTCTAAGAAAAGCCATTCTACATTGTATTGAACATATCGCAAAGTAGAATGAACACGTCTATCTTCTATTGTATATACAGTTGGACATTGGGTATCTGTTGGAACTACTAAACGAATGTTTTGACTATATAAAGAAAGAGTGAAGAGGAAATAGAACCAAGAATAAATTTTCATTATATATTTTATTATACCTATATAATTCCTGGAGTTATTTTTAGAGTGAAGCGTATGGAAGATATGGAATAAAAATATAATATATTATGAAGTATTTAGAATTATATTTATATTTATAAAATAGTATATATGATTCGTCAAGTGAATGCCGCGGAAAATCAATTGAGATGCAATCAAGATATTACCTATACAAGTCATATAGTAGATAAAGCATCAAATACTGAAACATGGAAAATTGCCATTATGGATGGACACGGTAAATTGAAATATTCAAATATTCATCCCTTTACACAAAAATACGAAAAATACAATTTATGTGTAGATGTTCTTCGCGAAATGAAAGTGATGAAAAAAGGCCAAACAGAACCTGAATTAGAATATCATTTTTCAAAAGATATTTTTGGCGAAGAAGACCCCGCATTATCTTTGCAACGCGCTTTTTGTAAAATCGCAATAGATTATGACCAAAATTTATTGAAAGTTGGCGCGACTTTGTCGCTCGTTAAAATTATACATGACAAAAATACACGTAAAATTAAAGTAGAAGTAATTACTGTTGGTGATTCTCCTGTATCTATTTTTTGCAATGGAGAACATGTTTTTGAATCGGTTCTACATAATGATAACAATCCCGATGAAATTATTCGGTTATTGAATGAAGGACGGATTGTCAAAGGTACTTCTTATTTTAATCCTGGAAATAGTTTTGAAATATTAGACAATGATTTTATGTCATATAAACCAGGATTTTATTTCAATACAACAGGTGTATCCTTGCAAATGAGTCAATCGCTTGGCCATATTGAAAAACAAGGCAAAAAAATTATGGAGGAAACCGGGGTTTTGGGACTTTGTCCATTCAAAGCTTCTCTGGAATTTGAAGAGACCGATGAATTGAATATTAAAGTATATAGCGATGGGGTCGGCGATGTCATTTTACCAAAAACACTGGATAGAGATTATAATTTT